TGCGAGGGGCTGAGTGAAGAATTTCCGGGCGTATCTGCACTGATAGAAGGGTTCCTTAATGGATTCATCGATACGGCAAGTACGATTATCCAGGGAATTGTAGATGTGGTTTCTGACCTGTTCGGTGTGATTGATGGAGCAGACCCGAATGTGCTGGAGGCTGTCGGATATGCAATCGGCGTGATTGCGGCGTCCATAGCAGCTCTGAGCGTTGCAAGTTCTGTTCTGTCCTCTGTAAAATCTCTGTTCAAGGTGCTTGGCACACTGAAAGGCGGAGTTTCCGGACTGGTTGGAGTAATCGGAAAAGTTGTAGAAGGATTCGCACTCTGGAAGGGCGGAGCCGGAACACTGATGGAAGTTCTGGAACTGGAGTTCCCGAAGGTTGCAGGTATTTTCTCCTCTATCGGAGGATCAGTTCAGAAGGCAATCGGATTCTTTGCAGAGTTCGGTTCATCAATAGCCGGAATTGGTTCTATTATTGCCGGAGCGATTCTCGCAGTTACCAATTTTGTAGATATGTTCGTGAACGGCTTCAGTGCTGTAAAAGAAGCTCTTATGGTGGTCGGCATTGCGCTGGCGGCTGTCGGAGCGGTTATCCTGGGTGCACCTGCATTGGTGGCTGCTGCGATTGCCGGAATTGTAGCTGCGGTTGCAACGGCGGTTGTGGTCATCAAGGAACACTGGGATCAGATCGTAGAATTTTTCCAGAGCATACCGGATAAGCTAAGCGAACTTGGTTCGGCTATCGCTGAATGGGGCTCTGGTGTCCTGGACAGCATAGGTGAATTCATTGACTCTGTGATTGAGTGGTTCTCCGAATTACCAGGAAAAATCATAGATGCGATTAGCTCACTGGCAGAGAGTTTTGCTGAGTGGGGAGCCTCCATGCTGGAAACGGCATCGGAAGTTGTAACACAGATTATTGATTCAATCGTACAGTTCTTTACGGAATTGCCATATAAAATCGGGTATGCGATTGGATTTGTGATCGGTACGCTGATTGAATGGGGAACAAATGTGATCAACTGGATCGCAACGAATGTTCCTCAGATGATTGACAATATCACCACGTTTTTCTCTGAATTGCCAGGAAAAATATGGGATTGGCTGGTAAATACCTACAACAAATTTGTTGAGTGGGGAAGCCAGATGCTCCAGAAAGCCGGAGAGGTGGCAAGCAACTGCATAGACAGTATTGTTACATTCTTCTCTGAGCTACCTGGCAAAATTTGGAACTGGCTGACGGACGCATTCAATAGATTTGTGACCTGGGGATCTAATACCCTACAGAAAGCAAGAGAAGTTGGAGCTAATACGATAGACACAATCGTTAATTTCTTCTCCCAGTTGCCAGGAAAAATCTGGACCTGGTTAAGTAATACGCTCCAGAAGGTAATCCAGTGGGGTTCCGATATGGTAGCGAAAGGAAAACAGGCAGCATCTGATTTGTGTAGTGCCGTCATAAATGGCGTAGCGAACCTGCCGTCCCAGATGGCGAGTGTAGGCTACAACATCGTGATGGGAGTATGGAACGGAATCTGTAATGCGGCCGGTTGGTTCAGACGCCAGGTGCAGAGTTTCTTCTCTGGCATCGTAGATGGTGTTAAGGGAGCCTTAGGTATTCATTCCCCGTCCAAAGTCTTTGCAGATGAGATTGGTAAATGGATTCCACCTGGTATCGGAGTAGGTATTGAAGCTGAGATGCCGGATCTGTACCAGCAGATGGATGATGAAATGGCAAACCTCGGAAAGCGGATGCAGACGGCGGTTAATGTGGAGACAGGAAAGATTGCTGTTGATAAGAAAGTCAGCACAACCTACAAAGTTGAGAAAGAAAAGCAGGGTGTCTTCGAGAGCGGAGATACAACGGTAGAAATTACCGGAGAGACACACGTTCATGTAGATTTGGACGGTAGGGAAGTTGGAGACACAACAACGCCGATTGTCGATGAAAACATGGCGAGAATTGATACACACAAGAAGAGAGGAGGTTAATCATGTCGGGAGTAGGCATTACGTTTGATGAGACGCATTCGTTCCGGGACTGGGGCTTAAGACTCAAGAAGATTGTTATCGGCATACCGAAAGCAAAGACAGAGTATGTGAGCGTCCCCGGCATGAACGGGGACCTGGACCTCTCAGAAGCCCAGAATGGCGGCGTAAAATATGAGATGCGAACCTTGAAATTCACATTCGGGGCGAGAAACTGTAGTTATGAAAGATGGAGCGGTCTGTTAAGTCAGATCGCTTCTGACTTGCAGGGAATCTCGAAGAGAATCATCCTGGATACCGACAAGGGCTATTATTATACCGGCAGGTGTGAGATAGAGACAGAGAAGAATAATGATGTAACGGCAGAGATTGTTATAAGCTGCAAATGCGAGCCGTATAAAATCAGCGTGGATTCTTCAGATGAGCCTTGGAAGTGGGATACGTTCAGCTTCATCAATGGCGTTATCCGGAACACCTCAGACATCACGATCAGCTCCGGCTCTGGCTGGCAGAAGGTTACACTGGACGGTTGGGTGCATAACGAAACGCTCAGAATTGTTTCAAATGCAGAAATGAAGGTAAGGTATCGTAATTCGACCTATACGATATATACCGGCGAGAATATCATGTATGACATTGTTCTGTACAAGGGAGTGAATGACCTTTACTTCCAGGGAACGGGCAAGGTTACGCTGATTCACAGAGGAGGGATGTTGTAGGTGTATACGATTAAAGCCTATGTGGACGGCAAGGAGTACACGATTCACGATGCCAGGGTAAAAGCACTGACCGTTGGCGGAAATCCATATTTTGAAATTGGAGATAACATCAATGGTTCGGCAACCTTCAAGGTGTTTCCGACACACCCTTACTATGACAAGGTCAAGAAGCTGACAACAGACATTGTGATTTACAGGGATGGTGAGCCGGAGTTTTACGGGCGAGTTCTCTATGACGATGAAGATTTTTCTGGAACAAAGAAAGTCTTCGTTGAAGGAGAGCTTGCCTTTTTATGTGACAGCATCCAGCGGCCGAAGGTTTATCACAACATATCGGTCAAGGCGTATGTGCAGGATTTGATAGATATTCATAACGCACAGGTGGAGGAGAGAAAGCGGTTCGTTGTCGGCAGAGTAACGGTAAAGGATTCTAATGATTCACTGTACCGGTATTCCAATTACGAGGACACCAGAACGGCGTTCAAAGAGAAACTGACGAGCAGACTTGGAGGGCATCTGGTTATCCGGCATGAAGACGGCCTGAGAATCCTTGATTACCTGTCAGATGAAGACTATTACACTAGGAACACGCAGGGCATCCGGTTTGGGAAGAACCTGTTGGACTTCTCAAAGAACATGGACGCTTCGGACCTGGCAACGTGCATTATCCCATTGGGAGCGAAACTGGATGAAGATGAGCAGGACCCGGCACTGGAGGCAATCTCTGAACAGAGAAGAACCATTGCGAGCGTCAACGGTGGTGTAGATTATGTCACAGATGATAATGCAGTGAAGGAATACGGCAAGATTTACAAGACAGTAACCTGGGACGATGTGACAGTTCCGGAGAACTTGAAGAAAAAGGCCGAGGAATATTTGAAGTCGGTACAGTTTGAGAAGATGGTGCTGGAGCTGAAAGCGATAGACTTAAATCTGACGGATGAATCCTTCCAGAGATTTGAGGTCGGTAACATAATTCAGTGCGTTTCCACACCGAACGGTTTAGACCGGGAGTTTCCACTGACAAAGAAGAAAGTGTATATTACCAGCTTCAAGAACAACACCGTTATGTTGGGCGATGAAACGAGTGCTAAGTCCTATACCTCGTCAAATCGCCAGAGTACGGCTGAAATGGAAGAGACAATAAAATCCTTGCCGAGCAAGACAGAAATCTTGCAGGAGGCTCTCAGAAGCGCACAGGACCTAATAAATAAACAGGTAGCCAGTGGATATGCAGTACACGTTCCGAATGAGTTCATTGTTGCTGACGATGTAGATTATAAGAACAAAGCCAAGAACCTGTGGAGATGGGGGCTTGGCGGTTTTGCTCATTACAGCCAGGGATATGACGGACCGATAGACGGA